GGTTATCTACCTTAATCGTACTCATGCTGCTAACCTCCACGCATTACGGAACTGTCTGTCAGACGGTACATCTGCTGTCTTAACAATCTTAAACATTGGTCTGTTGTACTCCACCGACCAGATGTGGCGGGGTATGTCTTTCATGATGAGGTACTCAATAGCTTCTTCTTCTGTGAGAGTGCCAATACGAGGCGCTGTCCACTGTGCTGCATGTTTCTTTGGGTCATGTTTAAAGTTGTCGTGGCGACCCTCAGCTATGGCTTGTTGCTCATCGTCTTGCAAAGCCCAGTAGACGGATATGGGTGGCAGTAGCCCAGCCTTGGCTTCTTCAAGCCAATTGTCACTAGGGACAAGCACCATTGCGGGTTGCTCTGGTTGCTCTGGGTCTTCGTAGATTACTCTGTAATTGCTCATAGAGTTACCTGTATCCCCACATACGCATAGTCATATGTATAGGGCGAGCCTGCGTTTGTATCGACGGTGAATACTCTAACACTAGATGTAGTCATACCAGAAGGTGCGTTATAGACACCAACAGTACCAACGTCATTTGAGCTTGTAGAACCATATCCAGACGTACCTGTTGCACTATAGTTTGCACTACTTAAAGTGGACGAATAGTTTGTTGTATATTGACCAGTTCCATTATCTGTGATGCTGGAAACATTACCGTCACCCCGAATAGACACAGTACCAGTACCGTCGAAGTTTACCCAAGCCTTAGCCGTAAAGAACGTAGCACCACCAGCGGTAGCTTCTTCCAGTGTGTTTACCTTTAGTGTACTCATATTAAACCACCGTCCATGTTTCGCCAGCACCGACTGTTACAGTGACGCCTGAGTCAATCGTAATAGGTCCGGCACTCATTGCGTTCTTGCCGTTTGTAATTGTGTAGTTGGTCGTCACGTTCTGACCGTTCTCCCAGAAGATTTCATCTGAGCCACCACCGCCAGCACCCGATGCTGCGTCAACCCAATCGTAGTCAGAGCCACTGTAGCTTAGAACCTGACCCGTAGTTGCTGTGGAGTAGTTGAGGTGAGTATCTACATCACTGTTAGTGTAACCTGCGGGTAAGCCCGTTAAGGCAGAGCCATCGCCGCTAAAAGATGTAGCAGTCACTGTGCCAGTTACGTTAATTCCGATGGAGGTGGTGGCAAGTTTCAGGGCGTTGTTGTGGTATAGCGCGACATCAGCCCCACTATTAGCTTTAATCATGTCATCGCCAGTTGCGGAGCTTTGTATTTTTACCTGTGCTGCACCCTGCAAGATTAACTGACCAGCTCCGATTTCTTTGACATAACTATCGCTACCATCGTGATAAATCTGGAGGTCATTGCTATTACCAAAGACGGCAGAAGTGTAGTCACCGAAGGACAAGTTGCCCGTCATACTATCGCCAGTCACAGCAACAAAGTCTGTGGCTGCGGAGGTGGCAGCAGTGCCAAGGCCAAGGTTAGTTCTGGCTGTTGCTGCGTTGTCTAGGTCAGACAGGTTGTTAGTGGCAAGCAAAGCACCTGACAGAGAAGCATAAGCTGCTACCCAAAGAGAGCCTTCATACACTTTCATCACATCATTAGTGGTGTTGTAGTACAAAGCACCAGCAACCAAGGCATTGCCATCGTTATCTAGGGTTGGGTCACTTGCCTTTGCCCCTAAGTACCGATCATCGAAACTATCCAAAGCCGCAAGTGCAGCATCCTTAGCTGCTTCAGACGCAGTAGCCGAGTTTGCACTCGCCGTTGCCGATGCAGCAGCCTCTCCAGCCTTAGTCGTTGCCGTTCCAGCATCAGTCGATGCAGATGCAGCAGAGCTTGCAGCATTAGTTTCACTGGTAGCAGCGTTTGTTTCAGCGGTTTCAGCCGCAGTTTTTGCGGTCTCCGCAGCAGTAGCACTAGCTGCCGCCTCAGAGGCTTTTGTCGTTGCTGTAGATGCAGACGCACTAGCCGAGGTTGCAGATGCAGCAGCCGCAGCAGCTTCACTGTCAGCAGCAAGAATTTCTGTAATATTGTTTGCAATCGTAGCAATATCATTTGAAAGTGGACCAGCTTGAACCGCGCCAGACGTTGGGTGAAAATCAAGAACACGACCTTTACGAGCATTAATAGATGGTAGCTCTAAGTTAGGCGCTATTTCAGTGTTTGAAATGTGTAAGGCTCGATCTGTGCGATCTTTATTATCAGCAGCAATTGCAGTAAGAGTATCTAACTGGGTATTAAGCGCAGCTCTGTTAATATCTGCGCCAGTAGTAAAGTCAGTCGTGCGCTCAATTGTTGTAAACCGAACAATAGTAACTGTAGAACCACCAGCCGCACCAAGAACTTGTTGAGTCTCGCCCTCACCAGCAGTATTAAAAGTAACTGTACCTGTAGAGCCGTTACCACCACTAATAGAATAGTCAGTCGTAATAACTTTTAAAGTCTCGTCAACATAAACACTGATATCACTATCGTCAAAAAACTCAAAAGGAATAGCAAACGATTGCTGCGTTACGTTTTGCGCTACCGTGTAGCTAATCCTTGAAGAGTTGTCTGAAATATCAATTGTCATGTTTGCTCACCTTGTTTTCCTCTTTATTGCACACAGCGTTTTGTTTGACCAACGCACAAAATAACTAGGACAGATTAGCTTCCCCAACCCCTTGTAAGTTGGTTAATATCATCCTTAATAAAATAATTCCTCATGAACGGCAAAGCTCTAACGGCATCTTTTGCCCCTTCACCAAAGTTACCGTTAATCATTTCATTTACAGACTGCATCATATCAAGGCCCCATGACGGACCAGCACCAGCAAAGCCACCAATTGCATCCATTGTGCTAGGCTCTTGAGGAAACTTAGGGCTAATAAAACCGTTAGTAATATTCGGCCCAGCAAGAGCTAGCGTTGTGTGCATAGATGTGTAGAACAAGTCAGAGTACAAAGCAGCCACCCCGCTTGTGTCAAATGATCGAGCAAACTTATCCCGCCAATCCATCTCGTCCCAAATGTAATCTGGCGTTCTGATACTCAATGATAAATAAGCAAGACTAAGCATAGTAGTTATACCAATAGCCCTGTTTTTTACTTGGCCTGAAGCAATAGCACCAATTGTTTTGTTTACATTTGCTAAAGTGTAGCTGTAAAACTGAAACGGCAAACCCATAAACCCACTAGCAACACGCGCATAGCCGGGATAGTTTGCGTCTTCAACCATACCAAATTTGCCAGCTACATTCATAGGAATGTAAGCAACTCCGTCTGTAATAATAGGCTTATCAGCAGGCGTACCATTCATAATTACGTTCATTATGTTGCTGTTTAAAGCAACTCTGTATTTAGTTACTAAGGCTTCATCCGCCCAGCCATCAGTGTTTGCAACATAGAGGCCACTGTCCATTGTCTGAACTGGCTGTTTTGCTATAGCCGCAGCATCTTCAGCGCCAATGCCATGTCTAGCAAGCCAAGTCTTTTCCATTTTAGTGAGAGCAGCGTAACGCTTAGAGTAGTCAATAATAGTATGACCATCAATAATACCAGCAAGCTGTTTAGCAATTCCAGTTAAGGGAGCTAGACCGTTAAGAGTGTAAAAAGCATTTCGCGCGCCATTTAAAATGGCACTAGAGTCAATGTTATTTGACAGGTCTTCTGTTATTCTCATGTTAGCCAAGCCCTTGAGAATATCAATTGCCTCACCAGCTTTGCGAATTTCATTTTGCGGTAGATAAAGATTGTTTTTGTTTACAATCTCTTGCATTCCTTTTGCAATAGATTCTAAATCGTACTCTAAAACAATGCGCCCAAAATCAGGAATAGCAGAAAGGCCAGCAGAACCCATATAGCTAAATGAAGCTGCTTCTCTAAGGAAGTTAGCCATGCCGCGCTCTAACTTTCCAACAACAGTAGATGGCTCTCTATGCAGTGTGCCAACAACTCGATCATACATATGGCGATAATCTTTCATCACCTTATTTATTTCTTTAGTGCTATACCCACTGGCAATCATTTCAAGGCGCATGTCAAACATAACTGAATCAACATCCTTGCCAAACTCTTTTGCGTATTCATAACGCGGCTCAATCCTAGCAGCATATGTTCTAATTGCAGCCAAGGGATCAGTGTGCATAAACTCAAGAACAAGGTTATTAGGTATGTCTAAATTTCTATGGCGAAAATGCTTAGAACGACCAGCTTGAGGTAACATTCCCACATCAAGGCCAGCAGCCTCCAAGCTAGTTGGGTCTTCGTCACCAAGTATTCTATCAATTGTTTTGTCTACGCGCGCCATAATATCAGCATCGTTATCTGAAAGAACTATTCGTGTAGACTTGCCAAGCCCAGCATCGTACTCGTCAACGTATGGATGCTTTTTAAACCAATCAAACAAACGCTTACCGAACTCTTCACGGTTTTTCTTGATTGCTCGTTTATCCCAGAAACGTGGAAAGAAAAGCTCGTCAACAGATGAGTCTGGTTTTTTTCCACTAAGCTCTATTAAATCTCCGCCGCCCTCAACATTTCTGTTGTCTAGCGCTATGCGCCGACCACGGTTGACGTTAATCCTAGTTTCAATTTCCTTAACCCTTGCCTGCAAAACAGGAATTGTTTTCTTAGATCTATTATCTTTGCGCAACTTTTCTGTTCTTAGCTTTTCCTGCAATCCCATAAGCTCAGTTTCAAGCCTAGCAATACGGCTGTCCAAACCAGCCTTGTTACTAATTTGCCCCGTCTCCTCAAGGCGTTTCTGTGCTTTGCTAAAATATTCTGTAACTAAATTTGCTGCTTGGCTTTCTGCATCTGACATAGCGTCACCACGAATACGCTTCTCGTTAATGCGTGTTAGCCATTTAGAATAAGTGTTGTCAGAAAATGTAGCCTTACGATAAGTGTCTCCAAGGTTAATATCCAATTTGTCCAGAACAGCTATCTGAGTATCTTTACCCCATATCTTTACAAGCTCATCGTGCAATGTGACCCAGCGCCCATTAGCAACTCCAATTCTTTGGAACACAGAGTTAGGCGTAGGAAGGTTTACTGAGTTAAGGGCAAGCGCCATACCGCTATCGTTGTAACTTCTAACAAAAATTTCTTTAATCATGTTTGGATATTTGCCCATTAAAGTGCGCTTTATTGGAGTAGAAATAGCTTTAAAGAATGGGCTTTTAGTAAAAGCATTTTCAACAATGCTCCACTTATTGTTTACGTCAAAACCTAAATCGTTAAGGTCTCGAATGCCTAGCTCGTTTTTGTGATACTGAGATTGCTCTAGTGCAGAGTTAAGAGAGTCCTCTGCTTTAGCGCGAGATGCGTCAGAAAGATTAGGGTCAGAAAGAACTTTACGTTGCGCTTCTGCTTTGTCGTCAAAGACTCTAGCCAACTGCAACAAATCTTCTGTGCTAACATTGCCTAAAGGCCTTTCAGCTCTTGGTACTGCAATAGCTTCTGGGGTTAGGTTTTCAATGCGTTCTAAGCGAGTAACTGTTTGAAAATAATCTTCGTGAGCAAGTTTTGTTTTATTGTAAACTTTTGCAGCACTCCCGCTAAGAGCGCCCCCTATAGCACCACCAAAAATACTTGCTGAAATTACGTTCATTGCTTGCTCTTCAAAACTTCTTAAAGGGTCCTTGTAACCAAGAACTAGCTCAGCACCCGTTTCAATAGTTGCAACGCCAGCAGCCGTTCTAGCAAACCCTACTGCCGTAGATCTTAGAGCGCTAGCACCAATAGCAGCAGGTCCAGCAAACGGAATAGCTATAGCGTTAATTGGATTTAACAAAGAAGAAACAAAGACATTACCGCCAGAAGCATCCGCAAGAGTCTGGCGAGCCTCCATGCCTACATCTAAGCCGCGCTTGAGAAAAGACATATGCTCAGGGCTTGTTGCATGGATTAAATGACTAGCAAACTCCTTGTAGCCTTCCATATCACCCCAAGCATCGTAACCATCTTGAACCTGATTTCCGTAATAGATTTGACTATCGACTGCATATGCAGCTGCGCTAAAAGTTTTAGTTATTTCAGCGTTAATAGTTTGCCCAAGGCTAGGACGAGGACTGTAATCAACTGTTCGTTGAGGATTTAAAGGGACAAACTGATTTGGGTCTGCCATAGCTTATTCTCCTCTTGTGCCTGTAGGCCTGATTGTAATTCTTAATGGCTCTATTGGTTCAACTGAATCTAAATTTTCCAACTCTTGAACAGTCATTCGCTTTCTTCTTATATCCTGTATTTTTGATGCAGACGCTTTAGCAGTCGCAGCAGCTTTTAAAGTATTGCGAAGTTGATTTTTTGTTTCTGTTTTAACAAACTCTTTCCACTCAAGATCTGAGTTTTTAATAATAAGCGGAGAAGTATCAAACTCATTAATCTTGAAGGTAACTGGTTTAGACAGACCATCATTAAGACTTAGCCGCTCATGAACCATGTAAGTAACAATACCATTCTGCATGTTAGACAAAGGCTCTAAGAAATAAGCACCTACATCTTCTGGATCTGAGCTAATAACAGGGTTATCAACTTTAAGAGCGTTAGATATTTTTCGGCTTACAAAGCTAAGAAACTCATCGGGATAATTAGGCGCTGCTTGCGCAATAGTCGCATCAGTTCTGCTTGAGCCACCGATAGGCTGAACATAACCGTCAGTTTCAACAAACCGTTTTCTCATATCTTCTGCAATTATGTTTAATGCTTTTGTGTATGTTAAAGCGCCATCAGGATCAGACAGAGCCAACATGCCTTGCTCAATAAACATAGCTTCAGCAGCATCAATAGCGTGATTAGGGATGTTGTGAAGCCCATCAATAGAAAGTATGCGGTCCCTAACTGTAACAGTTTTAGTTCTGCGGCCCTCTTCTACTTGACCTGTGCTAGACCATGTTTGGAATTTAATCTTAGCGTTTGGATCATTTTGTAACTCAAGTCTGTTTGAAATAATCCGAGAAACGTCTTCCGGTCTATAGCCTAGAACTGTTGTGGCATTCTCAAGATAGTTTAGCATCGCTACTGTTTTGCCATCTAAAGCAACTGCACCCGCTGTTGGCACCACTGAGCCAGCAAAGATGCGCTCTTTAACATTTGACCACACAGACAGCGTGTCTTCAAAGTTTGCCATACTGCCGTTTGCAAGAGCAGTAAACCTATCGGTCATAACCTCCCCAAACTGATTACTTTGCATCATTGTGCTTATAATTGCTTGACCTTCTGGAGAGGTAGACCAACCTTCTTGGGAAGCAAAAATTCTAAAATCACTCTGAAGGTAGTTGCTAAACTGTTCATCTAAAGCCTTGGAAGACCTGTCTGTTACTGGCTCATTTCCAGAAAGCACGCTTGAAGCAAACTCCATTTCTTTTTGCTGAAGCTCAAAGGCTTTAAGATCACTCTTTCTTTTATTAAGAATTGTATCGAAATCAGTAACAAGGGGATTGCGTTGATCTTTTGTGCCAATGTTATTAGTTCCGCTTGCGTAAGCGATAGCACCTTGAATGAGAGACTGCTGCTGTGGTGTTAGAGTGCCAACATCCTTGCTTCCGTTAAAGACAGGAATAAAAGAATTAATCTGATCTACTGTTGGGTTTGTACCAATAAATGCGTTTAAGAATGCAGTTGCACTATTAGCAGCGGCTATGTCTTTAATCGCATTACGTTCTGATTCTGGAAGGTCTGGATAGCCAGTGTTTATTATTGAAGCTACAGATACAGCCCTGTCTTGAACAACACTTAAATCAGTCTCATTTCTAATACTATCAGCGTAAGGAAGAATTGTTTGACTTGCTGTAATAGATGCTTGTTTTATTGCTATCTCTTTTGCCAATTGTACCATTTGGTCGTTTGCAGAAGCTCCACGTTCCTTCCAAGAATTTGCTCTAGAAGATAGCTTATCTTTAATTTCAGGATTGAATTGTACTAAACGAAGTATTTCAATTAAAGAACCTTTAGAAGATTCAGGGGCAATGTTGGGATTCCCAAGAGTTAAAGCCTTTTGTAAGAAATCTACCTCATCTGAAGTTAAATCTTTAATTGCTATAGTAAGCAAGCCTTGAGCTAAAGCCATTGCCTCATCGCTAATTTCTTTAGCCTCTGCTTGAGCAGCATCACCCAATCCGGCATCTTTGTAGTCACTGATTGTTTCACTGCGACCTTTAATAGTTTCAAGAAACTCTGTTACGACTTCTGTAGGATTTGATGCCTGCTCAATATCAGCTCTTATGCTTGCTATTTTAGCTGGACCATAAACGCTACCTGCTAAGACATCATCTCCAAGCTCTATGGCGTCTTTTATGCTAGTAAGAATAGCGTTCTTATTTGACCCACTAGCGTCATAAAGCGGAGATAACAACTTAGAAATATTTTCTACATAAGATGTAGTTTTTTCATCTAAACCACTGTCTTCAGAAATTTCACCAGAAGATAATGCTTCTAATACAGCAGACATAGCAAGCTGAGTCTCACCTTCTCCAGACTTAGAAGAGAGATGTTCCATCAAGCCTACGCTTAAACCATTTAAGAATCCGCCAATTATAGCGCGCTCTTGCATTTGATTTGTTTCAACTTGAATTTGTACTTGAGGTCCACCCTCTCTAATTAAAGCAGCGCTTTGATCACGAAGGGTTTTAACCTTAAAAGCAACTGTGTTGGCTAAACCACGTATTGCACTTGGATCGTTGTCTAAGTCAGATGCTCTTTTTAGAAACCCTTGAGAGATTAAACCTAAATCGTTTCTAGTAAGAAATGCATACTGTTGAATCTCAAGTGCTTTTTCTCTGTCGGCTATTTGCTGCTTTGTTGCTGCAAGGTTAGTTAAATCAGAAACTGTTTCGGACGCTGACGCGGTGTAAGCTGCTAAAGAGCTGACATCAGAACCAAACTCAGACATAGTAAGCGCAATGCTCTTATACTTAGCAGGCACTAAAGAAGGAATACCGGAGTCTATTGCATCTCTTAGTTGAGCTAAGATTTCTGGGTCTGTTTCGTTTTTAATTGCATACGACAAAGCTCCTATAGCCTTGCGTAGCTTTGCTTTTTTAGGATGATTTATTGTCTCTGTTCTTTTAAAAAGATTAGAGTTTACAGCATTAGAAACACCAGTTTTTACTTGGGATTCTATTAGCCTTACTTGCTCTGAATCGGGACCAAACATCTTAGCTGCATGTTCAAGTGCATCAAGCCCTTCTCTTTGCTGTAACGCAGCAGACTCAGCTAATTCCTGACGCTCCCTAGCGGCTTGATTTGCAACCATTTTTGCAAACGTACCATCGTGATATGAGTCGCCAAGGTCTGAGATATATGATTTATACCCTGGCCCATCAGCCGCATCCTTCATAGATTTTAAATAAGTTTGGAATGCTTGACTATACTGCGCCGCACCATTTCTGTTGTTTTTATAACGCTCAGAAAGCTCAAACGCTTTGACTTTTATTTCATTATCAATTGCGCTTTGAAATCTAGCTTGAGCTACTTTGTTGTAAGCATCAGAAGCAACAGTGCCAAAGCCTTCCGGTGGCTCTAGAGGAACAGGCAAACCAGTTTCGGGATCAACTACTGTTGCCATCTGCGCTGCTTCTGCGCCTTGTTCAGACGCATATCGAGACGCTTGCTCAAAAGCCAATTGACCCAAAGAGCTAAGGCTCTGCTGAATAGCTTGACCTTCAATGCTTGCAGCTTGAGACGCTCTAGAAACGCCTATCGGGCCAATCTTAAATTTAGCGCTTTCTCTAACAATAGCCATTCTAGACCCCTATGTAACTTTAGTTTTTGTAACTTTAGTTTTTGAGTAGTCGCTTATAGAGCTGACTACAGATGTAAATGCACTAAAGTATGCAGCATTTTTTCTAGCCCTGCCTTCTTGGCGAATAACAGCAGATTGAGCTGTAATTTTTGAGGCTTCAGCAGCGCCCATAAAATCAGAAACCCTCAAGTCTTTTGCAACAACTTTTTTTTGCCTTTGAAAAAAATCGTTAATACTTGGGCTGTCATAAACATCTCTACCACTAGCAGAGAAAGCAGCAATGTTAGCTGATACATTAGACCTGTACTCTTCAAGTCTATTGTTATGCCTTTGCATTGCTTCTGCTTTAGTTCTCACAGCATCAGTATCGTTGTTAAACGCTTGCAGCTCATCTGCTCTACGTTGTTCTTCAGCACTTTTTATTGCCTGACCTGCTTTTAAGAGGCCTATTCCTAAGTTTGCTATTGGAAGAAATGATGACATTAGAATATTAACTCCGCAATAAGACCATTAACCTGAAGTGAAAGCGGATCGTCTTGTTCGATTGTAATCTTAGGGTCTCTGCTGTGACCTAAGATTCTGATTTCCTTTTTCCCAGTAAAAGAATTGTCTTGAACAAAAGAACGATTGTTTACTTTTAGAGATCGGGTTTGTTTTAGATCAAGAACAGTAGTGCCAATGCCTCTAACCTCACCTGTCATCGGACCGTTGCTGATTGAAGCATCAATTGAATTGGTTACAATCTTTGCTGTAAACTTTTTACCTACATAAGCGTGAGTAAAGGCTGACTCACTATATGCGCTAAGGTCTATTTCTTCTGAACCATTTACTGTTATCTGGCCAAGATATGACTGCTTACCGCTCTTAACTCCTATAACGTCAACAACGTCCCCGCTATTATAAAGAGAGCTTACATCAACTGTATTTGTGGAGACAGCTTCATATAGATAGAAGTCTAAGCCAACATCATTGGCAAACTCACAAAGTTGAAGCTTGTTATTTTCATCATATAAATTTGCAAACAGTCTGTTGTGAACTGCAACTGTGCCATCAAAGTTTCCAAGTGATGTAACTCTGGTCCAAGACGCTCTTTTTTCTGCGCGATTAGATGAAAACAAAGCTCCTTCACCGCTAGCCAAAATAAAGAAAGCATAGGAATCAGGCAAATCAAAAGCTGAGTGGACAACTGTCATAGCTCTTGGATGGTCAATCAAGTGAGAAGACAAGGTTGATACCGCAGAGGCCGTGTAAGCGTCCTCTCCGTCCGTGTATAGGTATTCCCTAACTGTATGCCCGTCATGCTGAACAAAGACTGTAGCCCCGTCTATAGACGCTGGTTGGATGTAATCAGTTCCATATGGGGTCTGCTTTCTTATTTGAGCATTAGTAGGCGTAATGGCTTGGTTTAAGTAAGTCGGAACATAAAGCTCACCTGAAGCACCAAATACTTGCAGGTCTCTGTTAGAAATTAAGTATCTAATTTCATTCACCTGACCAGTCGCAGCAGTAAGATCAATTGAGTCAGTATCTCCTGCATCTCCGGTGTCAAAGTTAAAAAACTTACCTATCTGGCTCATGAAGATTGTATCTGGTTGAGCTAAAGTTCCAGCAAACACTAATCTGTTTTCATGGAAACAGACAGCAGCGGGATAGCCTCTAACAGCAGAGAAAGCCTGCTCCCTCCAATCTGTTGTTGGCGAATGAGTTATTAGCTCAACATATCCGCCTCCGTCTTCAGAAGAACTAGCAGCGCCCCCAGCTTGATAAGTGTAACTATTTTCGTCTATTATTTCTCTAACCTGATCTGTAACATTTAAATTACCAGTATTAATGCCACCTGTTGCAGCAGCATTTTGTATTGTAATTTCATCCCCTACATTAAGGCCATGATTAATGTGAGTAATCTCAACTATGTCTGAACCCTCTCTTGTTCTGAGAGGATTTAAAACAGACAAACGGGCAGTAAGTGTATCTATAATATCAACAGTGGCTTGATATGAAGACTGAACGCTTACTACACTCATTTCAGATTTATGGTATATTAATGTTACGCCAACATGAGTAGAGCTTAAATAATCTGAACCTGTTTTACTTCCAGTAATATCAAAATAACTAACGGCAGTTTTTTCCCCTACGCCAACAATTATATCAAAAGCTGCTGCGTTTATCCTTACTTCAGAAATTGTTTTAAATAATTTAGTTGAGTAAGAAACAAGATTTATCGCCGGACCGGTAACAACCTCTGTTTGAGCAACTCCGTCTTGATCGGTGCCTGTTATAGTAAATGTTCTTCCGCTAAGATCACCACTACCGGGACCACCGTCCGTAATTGAAATTTCTCTAGCATTAGGTAAGGAAACAGAACCTCCACTTGCTAATGCTCCATTAAGAGTAAGGGCTATACTTCCACTACCGCTGGGATTTTGATTGAGGCAAATGCCATCAAGATCAGCAGTTGATTGTGCATTAACCTCTACATCAACAGTCGACCCAGAAATCGCAGAAGGATCTAAAGTTACGCCCTGAGACTGAAAGTCATAGTAAGGTTGATAAATTTTATGACCATCTGCTCTTTGGTCAAACGAAAAAGTGCTAACTTCAAACGTAGTAAGGCTTGTTCTAGTTATAACTCGAGGAGCAAAGAGGGGGTGGCATACAAATAATACATCACCATACTGAGCAAAGCTGTATTGATTTAAATAGTCTTGGTCAAATGGAAGAGCAGCAGAGTTTGTATCTGTAGTTACAGTTGCAACAAGGCTTACTGTATCATTGTCAACCAAACGAAAGAACCTTGCTTTTTGATGCTCAATAGAAACAACGTACTGCTCGTTATCATCAAAAACAAATGACGTAAGATGTGACTTGTCAGGATTGTTTGCATCATATGTAAGGTTATAGTCATAAATATGGCGAAGACCGTGCCGTTTCTTCAAGGAACCCTCAGACATTACAACAAAATTCTCAACTCTTTCAGCAGAAGAATTAAGAATTGGTGTGTCTATACGGCTTGATAGTGAATCGCTGACTTCGCCAAACTGAAAGCTACTTATTGGAACTCTAACTTTCTGCATTAACTTCGCCTTTCAGCAATAAACCTCGATGTGTTTAGCTTGCGGTTGGTCTGGGTCTGAGACTGCAAACGTCTAGCTTGGGTCATCTGAAAGTTAGCCTTCTGCTCCATGAGAGTAGCCAACTGGGAATCCCTAGCAACAGATACAGCAAGGACACCAGCCATAACATACTCAACAGCAGTGACAAAATAAGGAGGCCAATCAACTTCATTGGCACGGAAAACATAATCAGCAATAAGAACTTCATTCTCAGAAGAATTGCAAAAAACCTTTGAGCCATAGCTGTCATACTTAATTGGATAATCATTAACAGTAACTCCCGACAACATAATGCACTCAGAAGGAAGCTGATAAGCTGCGTCCCAACGTCCAGAGGGCGCAGCTGCTAATCTGTTAAGCACAGCTTGATCTGTAGCAAAGCGCCAACGTGAGTTAGTCAAAGCTGATCGAGCCATGTCTTCGTACATTGCGTCACAAATTGTTGCTTCCGCAGTGCCATCATCAAAAGACTGAATCACATCACCGCCGATAAGCAATGATGCGCGAGAGCAGATCTTGATGGGTGTGTTTGCTACATCTGGCATTTGAAGTCGGGGGGCCGAAACCCCCCGCCCTACTTAGTTGTTGTCGAGAACTTCGTAGATACCATCGGCGTCAATTACGACAGCGCCCATGGACATCATAGAAGTTGCAAGATGCGAAACTTTTTGCGGTACATAGTTTACCTCAGTAGTCACATCGGCGTTGATGCCGAGGCCAACTGAAGAGGTATGGTACGCAAAGTTTTTGCCGCCAGCTACAGCAGACGTTGAGAAGATCTTGAAGCCCAAGAACTCTTTCATTGTCATGCCGCCTGCGAATGGCAGGTTCTGTGGTCCTACATAGTCGGACGATGCAAACTCGTTGATAGAGAACAAGTCAGCAAAACCAGCAGGAGACATAGCAAGATAGCGTTGGCCATCTTCCGGAATGTCGGCTGTGCCGAATGTAGAGAACAATGTCAGCAGGTCATCTTTGACCAGTGCGCCAGCAGTGTCAGCAATCTGAGTTGCGTTTGCACCAGCGTCCATAGCTGTAATGAGGATCTCATCAGTCTTACGACCCAGAGCAGCAGCAGCAGATTGCGCTACAGCTTGACGCTCGTTGATATTGATCTTCAGCTCATCGAGCTTGTCGATGTACTCAGGTGCGTAGAAGTCAGCCATTGTTGCTTCTACGTTGGTGTGCGCCAGTTCCATAGCTGTAACGTCACCGTTACGAGCTTTGGTATTAGCAGCACCTTTGCCAATTTTTTGAAAACGAGCAACCGAACCAGTGACGTTTGACGAACGAACAGTATTGCGGAGCTTAGACCCCATACGCTGATACGCCAAATGTACTTCTGTTTCGAACTGCTTGATGAAGGCTTGGTCGATAGTATTAGCCATTTTATCAGTCCTTAGATGAAGTTACGATTCAACGGGTGTCCGCTCTTTCACGTCAGCAAGGGTGTCCTTTCGGGCCTTTCAGTGCGTTACGGGCCGTAGTGCCTTATTGTAAACAATCTTTTTGTCTGGATTGCAACGCACAAAATCAACATACTTGTTTGCATCTACTTGGTGTATCCCTACAGCCTCAAAGCCTAACCACGCTGCCCAGTTAAGCATTCCCTCATAATCGGCTAAGATTGTCATGCTCATATAGGTTTCGCTCTGGTCAAAGAAGTTAACTAATAGCCTAGAGCCACGCGCCATAGCGTGAAAGTTTTGCTTCAAGCCATCTGAAAACATTGAAAACATTTGAGGTGACTCGCAGTCATCGTTGTACCACAGTCCACCCACCATAAGGAAAGTGTCGTCATTACGTCTGCAAAGATAGGAGTTAGAGGTCTCATACATTTCGTGCAGGGCTTGCCGAATGTCTGTGTGTCCCAGCAGAATAAGCTCTCTTTTATTTTCTGAGCTTAGGTTCTCGGCTACTTCGTCAACGTGGCCAAGAGTAAACGGGGTGAGATAGTAATCACCCCGCTTTAATATCTTAACCTCGGTAGACCTGTTTAAAACCAGCTTCGACTTCCCGTACAAAGTTTGGGTCTCGGTCTCTTGGACTGTAATATCTTGGATCATTCATCATCTCCCTGAGTTTTGCCTCACTCAGTCCAGCTGTTGGCTGAGTATTCCCAGCAAATGATCCACCTTTTAGTGCTTCTTGTATAGCCTCTAGCGCAAGAATACCTTCATGGCTTTCGCACATACGCTCGATTGCTGGCATAGATTCTTCTGGAAAGAACTTACTAGCAAACATAGATGCGGCCTCAATGCGAGTATCTGCATTCTCACCTAGCTTTGCGGCCTCTGCCTCAAGGTCAGGACCGCTGTCTGTACCAACGGACTGAGCATACATCTCGATACCCTGCTGAAACTCTTCTTGTGAGAAGCCATTTTCAAACGCATGTTCAGACCACCACTTCAAAAGCTCATTGTCTACAGATGCTTCTGGGTCAATGATGTCAGGAAGCTGATAGTCGCCTGAGCTTTCTGGGCGGTTGCTAAATGCTTCTTGCTGAAGCTCTTCAAGCAAGCCGTTGCGAATGTCTTCTTCTTTACTGCCCAGCTTAGATGAAAGCTCCGAGTAAGCCTTGGCCAAGTCTTCACCAGTCTTGTACTTTTCAGGTAGCCACTCAGGGCGCTCCTCAGTTTGTGACGTTACGTCACTTTCGATAACATAGTCCCGTGACGTTGCGTCACTTTCTGCTACTTCGACTTCTTCACTCATTTGTTTTTGCTCCTATGTGCATGTGAGATACGCTGTTCAATAAGCCCAACAATGTAACGCTGGCCTTCAACGTGTCTCAACTCCTCCGTTGTCACGTTAGGACCGTGAACCATTTCAATGGTTACGGACCGCAAGTAACTCAACACCTGTTTCCCTGTAGGTGTTGAGAATATCTCAGCAATATTCTTACTGATTTCAACGTCTTTCTCGGCGGACCTTTGAAATCCGTCCTTCCCGATATTAACCTTGTTGTTCAACAGGCGCTCCCATTTGTTGCTGTGCCATTTGTTGCGCCATTTCTGCTAACTGCTTACGTTGCTCTTCGTCTCGAATAAGACTCTCAGGTACACCAAATTTCTTAGCAAGATGTATTGCTGTTTGCTCTCCGTCAACAAGAAGCTGCAACATCTCAGGGCCAAATGCTCCACCGATCAACTCTAAGAACCTAGAAACTGTAGAAATATCTTGGTTTGCTTGCGCTTGAGCTAGTGGAGAGACTGATCGAATCTTTACTTCACGGCCATTTACTGTTGGGACTTCGATACGACCCTGCTTTTTAAGGATATATATTACCCGTTGAAGCAACGGTTGCACTAATTCTGCCTGCAATCGGCCAAAAGCTGAACCCATACGTCGAGACAAATCAGCCATACGCTCTGCGACTTCTGTTGCTGTAGCTGGTGTGCGGTCTGGATTGCCAAGCATATCGTTATATAGCGCACGTTTTATGTTTAAACGCATATCGCTGAGTACAAGCTGGGCTACATCAAAGCTGCCTGCTGCTTGGATTGGCTGCAAGCCAGCAGAACCCATAGCTTTAGGAATGATTGAACCCGGAACAAGTTGGATTGTATCAGGGTTAATGACGCCATCGTCATCAATTTGATAGACGCCACTGATAGCCATTTGAGCGTTCTCAAGAATCAACTCAATAGTTAGGTTGGTTGTCTTGATAGCAGACAGGGCGTTAATCAGTGGGCCGCGACCATAGATTTCACCAGCGCACTTAGACCAGCGGAAACATATGAACGGATTAGACCCCAAACCATTCATATCATTAGAATAAAGCATTGTTTCTGTGTTCATGCAGATTGCGTAATGATAGTATCCGTTTTGATTCTTTAGGCTATAGTCTCGACAAACCAACTCAAGCACAGTTGTCTCTGCGTTCTTACCCATTTGCGCTGTAACTTTAGGGTCAAACGTAGAATTTGGGTACATTTGAGCAAGGTGATCGTACTTTACGTTCTTTCGCTCTCTGTAAACGTGGTCAATTTTGTCATCTGGACCAGTGTCTAGAACAACATGCGGCAAGGGGATTGCGCTAAAGTTAACTGGATTAACAGCATCCCCTTCTTCAACACAAAGAATACCTGTGCCGACAGCCAAATCCATAAATGATTCATGAACCTCTTGGCTAAAGTTAGAGTTCTGAAGAACCTCAAAGACGTATTCTGTTACTTCATCAAGCTCATTATCTATAGCCTCACGTTGATCCTTTGGAACTTCACTGCCAGCCATAAGGTCAGCCCAACGTGCAAAGTTTGGAACAATGCCGGATTGTAGTCGGCTAGCAAACTCTTGCACACCAACTACAGCAGTCTCGTCAAAGATTTTATCATCCCTGCGTTGCCCATGCTCTTCATAATAAAATGATTCGCGTTGAGGAAGCGCATACTCGTAGCACTCCTCAAACAGAGGAACCCACTTCTCACGAAAGGCCTTAGCTTTCTGATAGCGTTCTATATGCTGCTTCGCTACATTGTCCATTTTTAACCAAACCTACTTAAAAAGCCAGACCCGCCACCTGATCTAAACAGTGACCTACGCCCAGCTCCCTTGCCTGCGCCTCTGCGACCAGACTGTTGAGTTCTAGATTCTAAAGCTTCACTAATATCTTCGCGTTTAGACTCTGCGCGATCTGATATTTCTTCCGCTTTTGCTGCATCTGCTGCTGCACGATCTTCTGCTGCTTGTTTTTCTGCTGCGGGATCAGGTCCGCCACCACCACCAAAACACATAGTAAATCTCCTTTGCTTTACCCTTCGTAAGCACGAAACTTACAAAAACTCAACGCACAAACTACATTCGCGCCCATAATCCCTGCCGTTTTCGTCTGGCTGGGCCTTTATTAAAGACATCAAAGTCACGTTTAGCCACTGTAGGAGTGGCTGGCTTCTGACTATTCATAAGGGCGCGGCCCTCGCCTGCACCCAGAAACAAGTATTGTGCTGCATCGTGGACGTGGGAAAACATATTCTTGTCAGGTTTATCTGCAAACCGTTCACCAGAAACCTCCATCCGCTTGTAGGCATATCCACCCTCAAAGCCTTTAATTAGCTGCTGACAGCGCCGATCTATTAACATCGCTGGCTTCCCTTCTACCATCTTGGTCAGCTGGGAGGAGACAGCCTCAAGTCGAAGGTCAACAGAGTTGGAAGGCGCTGGGAACGCCCTCAAGCCAGCTCCGCGCATGATGTGAAAGGGAGTTGACTCATCAGTTTGCGCGCGGAAATCACCCGATGGATCGCCAAATATAATGACTTCACCAGCGGCAGCGAACCTAGTCGCCAATTCTTGTCGTAAAACCTCAGAGAATCTAACGATTCCCATGTCGATAGCTACGATCTCAGACTGAACAAACCATCTTCCGCGCACCTTCTGTCCTATAACAGCGGCAGGAGTTAGCCCAAAGTCCACGCCTACATACAGAGGCACGTTGGCTGCTATAGGTATTTCTTCCTTAGCGACATGAACTTCTGCTGCAAACATTGGATACACAGGCTTTCCTTCTTGGATATGGCCCAGTCTATTCATAACATACACATCAATCCAAGACTTAGTTTTACCCTGCACCAAATTAGGGTAATAGCTCTTCATCATGTTCTTCTGGTTCTCAGCGTCTTTGCTGGGAACGTAATCTTCTATCTCGCCTTCTTCCGATTTCTTTTCGACCATGCCAGGGGGCTGCGTAAAGAAATTCCAGTTATCTGGTTTGACCAGCATCTTAGCCTGCTCACGCGGTATATGATCTGGGATTGGTACTTCTCCAGACATAATCGGCCACCAGTGATCTTCTTCAGGAGCGTTGGTATCGGCAATGACGCCAGTCCAAGAAGGACCGCCATCACGCATAGAAGGATAACGACCCACACGCATAGTACAGGCATCAATAATACTCTTAGGTATTTCACGCGCCTCGTTAATCCAGATACCAGTAAGCTCCAGAGATAGGAGTTTCTTGACATCTTCGGGGCGATCCAATGCAAGGAAGATAACCTCAAGTTCAATGTCACCTTTTTTTATGTTGTGCGTGTATGGGACTGACCAAGTAAACTTTCCCCAATCAGCTTCAGGAAACCAGTCTAACCAAGTCTTGATTGTCGTTGTTCTAAGCTGTGGGTTGGTGTTCCGTATAATCGCCCAGCGGCTTTTCCGAGTGCCATCAGGCGCTTTCTTCTGTTCCAGAGCGCGGCGGAATACTTCGACACAGCAAGCAACAGATTTTCCAGAACCTACGGGACCGCGTATGCCACGAAAGAAAGTGTTGTCTTTCATAAAGCCCTTGAGGACATCACCATCTGGCTTGTATTTGAAGTCAACCATTCTTCTTCAATAGGCTTTTCTTCTTTGGGAAGCCAGCCTTCATATTCTTGTAGGCTTTGTCGCTAATTGTAGAGTTCTTCTTAGAGCGACTAATCCCTTTTTTCTTACGCGCGTTCATGTTTTCATACAGGCTCATTATCGCAGTCCTTTATCCACGCCGAACTTAATCATACGCTGCACGACCTCTGGGCCTATGCTTTCAATTAGCTTGTCGCACTCTTGATCTGTGACAAAGGACTTGCCGTGCTTGGCTTCAACGTAAGCAAACTCAGTCTTACGAACAATACCACGGAGCATTTGCAGCTCCATGGGTTTTAAAGTGCTGATAAAGCTCACTTCTTTTTAACCTTTGGCTTCTTCTTAGCTGGTTTTACTTCTGCATCTGCAATGAAAAGCAGACGTTTAGTACCCGGCTTGCGCGTTGCGCCTGTATATGTGGTTCCAGCAAGGGTGTGAGTCGGCCCATCGTAGACCTCTCCCGTGTTAGCAATCTTCCATCCCATTATTTGTTTACTCCATATTGAGTGAAAAAGGTGCGTCTCTGTGCGCCAGAACGCTGAGCAGGTTTACTTGCATCCTTGAGAACTGGATCGCGCTCTACCTTATCGCCCATCTTTAGGGAGGGTAGCTCGTAGCTCTTCTTCATTCCAGCGACATAGCTTCCGTCAGCTGCTCGGTATCCCTCGTAATAGTCTTTAGCTGTTACAGGGTTATTGCTTCCGCCCATACACATAAAAATTAACCCTTCAAGCTTTCGGAAATATACTATCTATGGATCGAGTTAAAAAGCTTGCGCGAGGCGCCGCGCCTCCACGCATTCTTGGTCGATCACTTTGACTTGGCTGTCTTCTTGCTGCTGCGTCAGATCTTATTTTGTCGTGGTAAGCCTTCGAACCAAAAGCATTACCTTCGCTATCTTTAGTTGATTCAGAACTAGAACCGCTGCTGTATTTCTGTGGCCCTACTGGACCTCCACCAAAACACATTACTTGTTCCCCTCTTTAATCATGTCAGCTTCCATTTTCTCAACGCGCTTCAGCAATGAATAGTGCTTGGCGGAGTAAACGTCATTCTTCTCAGGGATGCGCTTTAAGTTAAACGCCTTGATAATAGCGCGCTTAATAACCTTGAGAGGCTTATTGTTGTGAGCTTTGTCCATGTCATCGAGCTGCTTACTCAACCGCTCGTACACAGCTTGCTTGGTAATCGGTTTCTTCTGTGTGTTGTTACCCACTGGCCTTATTCCTTTTAGTAATTGCTGCTGCCTTTTTCCGTGCGTCAGCTTTGGAAGACGCGCCCCATGCTTTTAAGCTAAGAAGAAGACGGGTGGGTTCACCCTTGGCGTTCCGCTCAGGGCCGCTATTGCCAGCCATCCTTGCAAGAAAAGAAGCGCGACGAGGATTGTCTCCGCTCTTTACAGGAGCCTTGAGATTGGAACCTTCCGTGCGCTTGAAGTGCGCGCGACCCGCTGCGTTCAAGCCACCGCTAGGATTCTGATGCTTCTTCGCTACCATAACCTGTACTCTGTAATGCAGCCTTGACCTTCGTCATGTCCTGTCGAGGAGAAGGTGTCGGCTCTGGTTTCTTTTTAAATCTACTCATTGAGTGGACCACTCGAATCTTTTATTTGTTGCAACAAGCTACGGGAACGACCTCGGCTTGCTAGGTTCATGCCGCCGCCTCCAGCACCGCCGCGAGACCTAGCATAGGCTCTTTTGGCAATCTGACGATTGAGGGCTTTGATCTGAGCTTCCTTTTTTTTCACACGCTCTTTGGAGCGTTTAATTTCCGCATCACTTGTTCTCTGCTGAACAGGATGATCTTCTGGGTTTAATTCCTGAAGAAGCTCTTCTTGGTCAATCTGATTCTCTAGAGACTTTATCCTCCCCCTTAGCTTTGCTAAAGAAGCGCCACCTTTGATTTTAGCCATAACAATCTCCGTACCCTTGTTAATCGGACCTTAGCTAAAGAAAAAATAATTATCAACCGCACAGAATAGCACCAACCCTTATCAATGCTCCACATGCTCCACACGTCCACGGCAGCAGGGAGTATCCCGGCGAGCCTTGTGGGGAAATAATGAGAGTGGGGGACCTTACAGTTACAGAGTCACTTCGTTTTTCCCCCACCCCCCGTGCCATATCGTCATGGCCAGAGACACTTACCCTAGGTCAATGCTAACTCTGATGTCACCGGCCACCTGTACTTGGCTTCTATCTATGGGTTTATAGCCTGCACGATCAAGTAAATCCTTGCTCGCTTCTAGCTGAACGTACTCTGACTTAGCCCCCATAGCTAACCGTCTCACCGTTCCAGCTGCCAAGGTAGCACTCAGCCCGAACTCCTCGTTCATCCTCTGCATCAAGTACTGCTGCACATGTGGTAGCTTC